GTTTTAATTCATTTAAAAAATAATGTAAATTAACAAAATCATCAATTGTATTTAATTTATTATTAATTGAAGAATATTTTATAAATAACTTATCATCTTTTAATATATCATTATTATCATTATTATCATTATTATCATTATTATAAATAGATAAAGCAGTATATTTATCAATAATTGTAAATATAACAACTATTAATATTATAATTGTCAATAATATTAGTATAAAATTCATTTATATTATTCTATTCTTTTATTCTATTTAAATTGCTGTAATATATCCAGTTGTTGTTGATGAGGAAGGTGACCCTGTTGGATTAATAATACCTATATTTATAGTTGTAAAAACATTTTTGACTATTTGTGATACTGGATTAAATCTTAAAATTTTTTCATTATATGATATATTAGTTGCCGCTGGAGATTGATTTACGGTACTTATAGTAAAAGTATCAAATATTGGTAAATTAATATATGTACTTGTATTTATTTGAATATTTGATATAATATTTAATATTATTTTAGGTCCAATAGGCACTGCATTTACAATATTAATTATACTATTTACTGTATCTATATTTGATTTTATAGTAGATAATAATGAATTTACACTACTTATACCAGATGCACTTGTCGCAGTAACAGCAGCATTTTTTGCATTCGTATATGCTTCATTTACATAATTTATAGCAGTTGTAGCAGTTAAAACACTGACTATAATTACTCCATCTGCTGATCCTTTTTTAGTATTAGCTATATCATATAAACTTTGTGCACTAGCTCTTGTACTAGCATCTGCAATACTACTTATAGCACTATTTAAATTACCCAGCATTGTTCCTATTAAACTACGTGTAGTAGTTGCTAAGCTTATAACATCAATTTCAGTAATATAAGTATATTTACAGACAATAACATCAGGTGTATAAACATTATTATTAATAAATATTGCTGGATTTACATTTGAACCAAGAAATATTTTTCTATTAAATGCATCAAAACTGGCTAATACAGTATTATTACTATCATAAATATTTATACCTGAAACATTACTACTATTTCTATTTATATTATTTGTATAAATATTAAACATATCACTATCATCAATATTCATTCTTATACATGCTTTTTTATTAGGTTCAGTTTTATTATTACAAATAGTTAAAAAATTATTAGTTGCATCAGTTATAGTTGTAAAATTTTTATATGAAGTAAAAGGTTTGGTAACTCCGAATGAGTCATAATCAATTTTAGTTTTAGTTATATCTGTTATTTTATTATTATTACTTGATATTTCAAATATATTTAATAAATTTGAATTTAAAGAAATTAAATTATCAGGTAGTGTTGTAATAATTGTTTCCTGATTTTTATTAACTTTTGCTAGTTCATTTATAACACTATCTTGTAATTTATTAAATGCGGTTGATGTATTATTAATAGCATCTTCAGATGTTTCTAAATTTTTATTTATATCAACAGTATATGTGGTATATGTGTGATATACATAAGCTAATAATATAAATATTAAAAATATTAATAATAAAATAAATATACCTATAAATATTAATAAAAAATCATTCATTTTATTCTATCATTTAATTATAAATTAATTATTTTAATTTCACTTGTATCTATAACTTTAACATCTGAATTTTCTCCCCCTCCTGCTTTTTTACCATTACCATTACCATTACCATTACCATTACCATCTTCATCTTTATCTTCGCCTCCACCATCATCACCATCATCACCATCTTCTTGTTCTTCTTCCTCTTCTTCTTGTTCTTCTTCCTCTTCACCTTCATTATCATCATTATCATCATTATCATCATCATTATCATCATCATCATTATCATCATCATCATCATTATCATCTTCATTATCATCATTATCATCATCATTATCATCTTCATCACCATCATCATCTTCGTCATTATCTTCATCACCATCATCACCATCATCATCATCATCTTCGTCATTATCTTCATCATCATCTTCGTCATTATCTTCATCGCCATCATCATCATTACCGCCTTTTTTTGCTTTTGGTTTTGGTTTTGGTTTTGGTTTTATATCTTTATCTTTTTTATTTCTGGGATTTTTAGGTTTAGTATCTTCAATTTTAATTTCATTTTTAATTTCATTATCATTTTCATTATTATTTTCATTATCAATAATAACATTATCGTCATCATCTAAAATTTCTAGAGAGTTATTAGGTAATTCTGTATAATCACAGTTAAATCGCATTTGTAAATTCATAGCTTCTAATTCTTGATTTAATAGTTTCATACAATAAGGAGTTTCAATAATACTGCTTTCATTACCATCACACATAGGACAAATACATGAATTAATTTTTTTTGAATAATGAGGTATTATACCGCATTTTTTACATACTTGCCATCGATATTTGTCTGAACGTTCCATCATACTTTCTTGTATAAATCCTGAAATTCCATGACTTATCAAACTATCTCTTTCCATTTCTCCAATACGAAGACCGCCTTCTTTTCTACGTCCGCCGGTTGGTTGTCTTGTTAATTGTGTCATAGGACCTTTACCGCGAGCATTAATTTTTTCAGCAACCATATGTTTCAATCTGAAATAATAAGTTGGACCAATAAATATTTCTGTATGCATTTGACGTCCAGTAAAACCATTATATAAAATCTCATTACCATGTTTATGATAATTATTTTTTTCTAAATTATCATAAATTGATTTATGATCAATATCAATATAAATTGTTCCATCTCCTAAATAACCTTCTAAACAACATAATTTTGCATATACACATTCAACTAAATGTCCAATAGTCATACGAGAAGGGATGGCATGAGGATTAACAATTAAATCCGGTTTAATACCATCTTTAGTAAAAGGCATATTTTCTTCAGATAATATCATACCGATAACTCCTTTTTGTCCATGACGAGATGAATGTTTATCACCAAATTCTGGTATTTTTATTTTTAAAAATTTAACTTTACAAATCATAGTATCTGAATCAATACCTGTTTTATTATCATAATAAACATCATCAATATATCCATAATGACTATCATCACTAGTTATAGAAATATCAGTATATGTAGTTTCTTTTATTTGTTCAATAAAAAGACCATTTTTAACTTCTTTTAATGTTTCTTTTTCTAATATCATACCAATAACAACAGCTTTTTGACCTCTTGGTATATAAGAACCTTTAATAGCAAATCCGCGTTCATCTAATAATTCATAAGTTGCGCGTTTAATACCTTGAACAGTTATTTTATTTTTTTTATTAATATCATCAGTTTTATAAAAATTAGTAGGATTACCAAAAATAATTCTTTCATAATCAGATACTTTTTTCGCAGTTGCTGTTATAGATTTATAATAAGATAAATGAAATAAACCACGATTAATAGAATTTCTATTAATAATTAAACTATCTTCTTGATTATATCCAGTATAAGTCATAATAGCAACAATAAGATTTACACCATTTGCCATATAATCACTGCCAGTATATTGAGAATGTCGAGTGTTTATAATTGGTTTTTGTGGATAATGTTGGATAAAACCAAAAGTATCAAAACGTTTTTTAAAATTAGTTGCATAAATACCGATAGCTTGTTTTGTTTGTGCTGCATGAAAAACATTTCTTGCGGCTGCATTATGATTACACATTGGAATATTACCAGTAACAACACTAACAATAGTTGATGGATGAATTTCAAGATGAGTGTGAAAATTATTAATATCATTTTGATACATTGCAATTAATGATACATCAGATTCTTGAGCATCAATATATTCAATGACAGCTTCATCTTTTTCTAAAATTTCAGTAATTTCAAAAATATCTTTATTATTAAAAATAGGAAGTGTTAATGGATTTATATAATAATTTTTATAATAAATTTGTTCATTTCTATCATCATTTGGATAATATTTACCTATAATCATATCAAACCAATTTGAATATTTATTTTTAAATATTTTTGTAATACTATTTTTAACGATTATTAATGGTCTTACTGCTCTACCTGTTTCAGTAAATATTCTTATTTCATTATAAGCAATATGCCATGAAATAGATGTTAAGATATTAATTAAAGCATTTCTACGATAAGCTTTTAATATACGAGTTACATTAATAGGGTCATTAGTAATACCAAACCAAGTATTATTAATAAAAACTTTTGTTATATTTTTATCCATAGGTAAATTATAATTTTCTATTGGAATAACTCCAATATCAGCTAAACATGATTTAATAAATTCTGGATTTGTACCTGCAGCAACTTTAGATAAAAATGCTAAATTCTTTAAATATCCAACAGAAGCACCATCAGGAGTTTCAAAAGGACACATAATACCCCATTGTTGAGAATGTAATTTATGAGGACTTGTTATTTTTAAACTTCTATCAATAGGCATATTAACTCTTCTTAAATGTGATAAATAGCCTATATAACTAATTCTAGATAAATCTTGTACACGTCCTAATTCTGGATCATCATCACTAGCTAATCCCCATCTACCTTTAAGAGACTTAGCAAATGTATCTGCAATAAGAACATTACGAATTAAACGATAAATATTATCTTTATTAATAAAATTGCTAAAATTATTAGTATTTTTCCATGCTCCATAATAATAAAATTGATCCATGGTATCTCTGATATCTTTACGTAATTTCGCATATGCTTCTTGAAATAATTCTGCTAATAAGAAACCACTTATATTAATTCTTTTATAGAAATAATTATCTCTATCAGTTTCAAGTTTAATTTTTAGACATACATTTATAAATTCTTTTGTTAAATAACCCAAATATTTACTTTTATTTTTAAATAAAGTTATATTTGGTAAAACATCAGCTGATAATATATATTTAACATGATCAGTTGTTTTATATTTAACTCTAAATTTGATATAATTAAGGGCATCTTCCTGAGTATAAATATATTTCTTAACTCCATCATTAATATAATAATTATCAACAATTGATGGTCTTATAAAATTATTAAAATATGTTTCTTCAATTGATGTATTATTAATACCAAAAATAGCCTCATAAATTTCTTTATCAGTTTCTAAACCTAATGCTCTAAAAACTATAAATAATGGTATTTTTCCTTCGACTGTTGGCAAACTTACTAAAATACATCCTTTTTGATGAAAATGTTTTTCTGTAACATCATCATTATTTTTAACAAGATAAAATTCAACACTGCGAGGTTTTAATAATGATTCACCACTATCTGCACTACATCTTATAAATCCTTTATAACTAAAATTATCATCATCTTTTAATTTATTGGTAAATAAACAATTAGTTGTTAAACTTTCTTGAGCTACAATAACTTTTTCTTTACCATCAATAATAAAATAACCACCACAATCATAAATACATTCACCCAATAATTGTAATACTTTATTACCATTTCCATTTAAAACACAAATATCAGAATGCAACATAATAGGGATACTGCCAATAGCTACATTTTTTAAAGTGGTTGATGTTATTTCATCGTCGCTATTAGTAACATTAACAAGAACATTTGCATAAATATGAGTTTCATAAGTTAAATTTTTTAATCTTGCATCATTCGGAGTTAATATTTTATTAATTTTACCTTCATCATTATAATCTGATATTATTGGATGGTCAATAAATATTTCATCTGTATTTTTACCACCAATATAAACATCAACTTGCATAATTTTTTTTGTTTTATCATTTTCATCATATTTAATCATAGTTATAGGATTATATGAACTTATAGTTTTTGGAATATAAGTTTTAATTAATTCTCTGTAACTGTCTAAATGATGATTAGTAAAAGGATATTTATGATTTTTAAAATATAAATCTATTATTGCCCAATCGTCCATTTATATTTAATATATATAAAAAAAATGATTTTTAAATTATATTAAATATTTTATTATTATAAATAAATGTCTATTGACCATGATGACGAACATCAAGATGAATTTCAGGAGTTTTTATTTGATGGTTCTGATACTATTAAAATATTAGATGATAATGATCATTCTATGTTAATTAAAATAGATTATGTATCATTAATTAGATATATCAAACATTGGTCTTTTAATAGACAAATTAATGATAATTTCGTTAATGAATTATATGAAAGTATTGTTGATAATAATAAAATTATATGGACTTTAACAGCTATTAAAGAACGTTCCAATAATAATTTATATTTAATTGATGGGCAACATAGATTTGAAGCCATTAAAAAAAGAATGACTGAAGATAATAATTTGCAATTTAATAATAATCTTTATATCAAAATTTATTTAATTGATAATAAAGAAAATGATTGTCAATATATTATTGATTTATTTAATAAAATTAATAAGAATACACCATTAGAAGAAAATGATTATCCTGATAATTCTATTATCAATATTATTCAAAAAATCATAAATGACCCTGTCTTAAATAGAGGTATTAAAACAGATGATAAAAGACATACAGCACATCAACCATATATTCATAAAAAAACGTTAAATGATATTTTTCAAAGAAATAAAGATATTATTAAAACTATCGATGCTGATATGATTATTACTAATTTAAAAATTATTAATAATCGTTTGAGATTAAAACCATTTGAAGATATCTATTTAAATGATAATGCAACTAATAGAAATAAATGGGAAAGTGCAAAAAAAATTGAATTCTTCTTAGGATTAAAAGAATGTAAATCAACTTATAAGATTGAAAATATCATTAGAAATATCAAAACACCAGAAGAATTATTTCATTATTAAATTATCTATTTTTTTATTTAATAATATTAATTGTTCTAATATTTTTTCATTATAATTTATTTCTTTTTCTGTTTTTATAGAACTTTTATTTTTAATTTTATTTATATTTCTCCTTAATAATTCAATATCTATTTTATATTCTTTTGATATCTCATTATCATTATTTGTATAAAATTTAGGATAAATAATATGAGATATAACTCTTAGTATAATAGCATTTTTGGTTCTTTTATGTTTTAATGCAATTTCATCATAATTTTTAGTTTCATTTACTTCTGATAATAATTGGTTATCTTCTTCAATAGACCATTTTTTACCAACATTTGATTGATTATCCTCCATTATTATAATAAAAAAATGATAATTCTTTAAATATAAATGATATAATATCTATATAAAGAATGGATACATTTGATGACGTTGATAATAATTATACAATTTTGCATGAAAGTAGTAAAAGGTCATATTTAATTAAAATTAATTTTAGTAATTTATTGAAAATATCTAATTCATGGTATGGAAATAGAAAAATTAATGCAGTAAAGGTTAATGAATTATATGAAAGTATTACAGATGAAAATTATTATATATGGACATTAGTTGCTGTTAAAGAATTAACATCAAATGAATTATATATAATTGATGGACAACATATGATAATTATGTATATTGTAATGTATATACAATTGATACAATTAATGACACAAATTTTATAATTGATTTATTTAAGAAAATTAATAATAATATTTTATTAAATCCTTGGGATATGCCTGTTATTCGTATTACTAAAATAGTTGAAACAATTGTTATAGATCCAATTCTCAAAAAAGGTATTGAAACAAGTCCAAAACATCAAAAAGCAAATCAACCAAGATTTCATCAAAAACAATTAAATGCATTTTTAATTGTTTTTGATGAAATTGAAAATATGGAAGCACCTGAAATAATTCATAATCTTAAAATTATGAATACTAAATTATCAACAATGACATTTGCAGAAATATTTACAAATCATCAAACATTACCAAATGAGAATGCATATAATAAAGCAAAAGAACTTAATTTCTATTTAGGTTTCACTGGAAGTTTTAATTACAATCCAATTAAATGGATTAAACAAATTAAAACACCTCATAAATTATTTAAATAATTTTTATCAAGATAAACAGGTTTATCAATAATTAAATTAGATCTAATCAAATTATTTTTTTTATCATAATTTTTATTATCTTGATATTCAGGATTTTTACCTAAATTTTTATATTCATTAATTTTATTATCAATATAAGTTATAAAAGATTGGTCAGTAGCATCTAAAAAACCATTTGCAAAAACTCTAATTTTTCCATCATCATTTAAATAAAAATTAAAAGGTTCTCTTAATTTATCACTTTTATTAATTAATTTTATAGATGAATCAAGAACTGTTTGTGGTTTTTCATAACCTGATATATCATCTATAAAATTTATAGAAATACTATCTTTAAAAGTCATTGTTAAAGGTTTAGAAAATTGAATAATACTTAAATAATAAATAATTTGGTCATCACTTTCTCTTTTAACATAAATATGACCATTGTTATTCATTTTAAGATAATATTGATTATTAAATGAATATTTTCTAACTTGTTTTTGGATAGCTTCACCATAAAAAATAATATGATTACTTGTTAAAAATAAAGAACCCCATGGAGGCTCAATTATATAATTATTTGAACCTGTATATTTATATAATGGAAAAACAATTTCTTGAATACCTGGATATTTATTTCTTAATAACATTAATTCTTTAATCATATTAACACTATAATCTTTACTATAATGATTATACTTTTCAATTTTTTTATCCTTATTTTCTTTTTCATTAAAATCACTGCTAAATTGATTTCTTAATTGAAATGATAAAGCAGTATTAATAATATCAACTGGTGTTTGATTTAAATTTGGATTTTCATCACCTTCTTTTTTGCAAAATTCTAAATCTTTTTGTGTTGCCGTTTCTTTATTTAATGTTAAACATTCTTCATTTATTATTAATTTTCCTAAATTCTCTGTTAAATAATCAATAATTGGTTTAGATTTCATTACATCAGATAAAGGTGTATTATCTTTATCTGCATTTAAAATACCACATTTAAAACGTATTGTTTGAGCTAAACATTTATGTGGCAAAAAAGGAGACATATTAACAGCATTATTATCATTATCTGAGTCAGTTGTTGCTAATGATGGTAATAAATTATTAAAATCTTCTCCGGCACTTTCACTAATGCAACCACCTTCATTACATAAATACATCAAATCATCACTAAGACGAAATTTAGTATTATCACCTGTTTTTAATTTATTAATAACATAATCAATTTCAGATGATTTTATTAAAGTTTTATTATTTTTTTGTCTCATTTCATTTGTTTTTTCAAAATTTTTACGTATTTTATCTTCATTAAATGTATTTACATCAGGCAAACCATTAAAAGAAGTATCCAATAAAACATTAACTAAATAACTAGTACTTTTTATAATATCAGTAAAATTTGTTATATATTTAAATTCTTTTGTCATAAATGGAATATAAACAATAACTTTTATTTTATTATTATTAAAATTATATATATTCATAGGTAAAGATTTATATTTTTTTTCAAGTGGTTCACTTGGATATTTATTAAAATATAATTTAACAGCTTCTGTAATAGCCAATGTATATGGATTTGGTTCTTTTTTAATTTCTATTCTTTTTATTGATGGATCATCAAAAACACTATATGAATGTTCTAATTTACGTGAAAATGCAACATAAATAGGACTTAATATTTTTACATCAGTTGTTCCAGATATTTCATTCATTTTTGTATAAACATTTTGAATATTATTTTCAATATCATTTTCTAAATTAGCTATTGTTGAATCAAATTCTAATGTTAATGATTTCGGTATATGAAGTTTTGCATTATAACTTTCTTGAGTAAAAAACATACATCTTATATGTTTTAAGTTTTTAAATTTAATTGGTTCTTTTGGTGGTATTTTTTGTCCATCACATTTAAAATCATTATATTTTATTCTTGAACTACTTCCGCCCATATTCTAATATCATTAATTATAATAATATAATACAATTAATGCTATTATAATTAAACTAAAATATATAGATGCTAATGTTCTATTAAAATAAACGAATAAACCATGTAATAATATTATTATAAAACATACAGAAATTGCAATATAATAATAAATAATTGTTTTATAATTAGATATTGTATTATTTAATTTTTTATTAAAATCAGCTGTAAATATATTTTTAGATGTAAATGATAATTTTTTATTATATTTTAAGTCTAAATATTTTAATAATTCTTTCTGTTGTGTTGGATAATCTTCCAATAATTCAAAATTTATATATACAATTGTTGCTTCGATTGGATGTCTAATAATATAAGGTAAAGATGTTTGAATAAAATTAAGATTTTCAACATATAAACGATTATAAAATCCCTTTTCAATATATTCATTTAAATCAAAATATTTTAATAAATCATATGAAGAATTTAATAATTTATTAGCTTCTTTTCCATAAATATTTTCAGTATTATTTATATTCTTAATTATCGTCTCTTTATTCGATTTTAAATAATTGATTTCTTCTACATTTTCTACATTTTTTTTATTTAAGGCGTATTTTAAGTTTTCTTTAAATATAATATTACGCAATTCATAGAAATTCTTATATTTAATTAAGGTTTCATTAGTACTTATAGATTTTAGGGATATTATTAATTTATATGTAATTATGTAATAAAATACTAATAATATTATATAAATAATTGTAAAACCAGTTATATTTTGAAGTAATAATAATGCAAATAATGATAATAATATTAGTATTATGTATAATATTGTTATAATGATTGATAAATAAGTATTATAATTGTCATCATCGATATTTAGAAAATATTTATATAGATTATATCGTATATAATAATATTCATTCATTCTAAATAATAAAAAAATAATAATTTTATAGAAATTAATTTATGAAAAACAACCCTTTTCTAATTGTGTTATATAATCTATTTTATATAAAATATTAAATAATATTATTAAACTTATTATCATTAATATTAATATTATTATAAATAAATAATATATCATTCTTTAATTATATAAAAAGGTTATAAATTCTGTAAAATATTTCTAATATTTTATCTGATAATGTATATATAAATGGAGGAAATAGTTGTTCATCCTTATTATCTGATATATATCTTAAAATAATATAAGTAGTTATAATATTATAGATAAATATTATAAATATATAAATACATGTAAATAAAAATGGATAAAATGTACCTGTATATTTAATTATTGATTTATTTATTGATGATAATACTTCATTAACATTTCCATTTATTATATTGAAATATTCTACTTTATCTGCTGGTATTTGATTATAAAATGGTAATTCTTCATGATATGCTTTTATTAATCTTCGTTCATTTAAATCTAAAAATGATATTAATGATTTTGATGGTTCTTCATCTTCACCTTTAATCACTTTATCAAAATAATCTTTTATTAATTCTTTTGTTTTATCATTGATATATAAATACTCTTGAAAATATGTATTAATATTATATATTAATAAATATTTACCTAAATTATTTATTAATATACTATCTTCTAATTCTAATACCATTTTTTGAAATTTTATATCTATCTCATCTTTCTTCGTTGAATCTGTTAATAACATATAAAATTTATCATTTTCCGCTGTATCATCAATATCTCTAAATTTTATTAAATATGATTTAATTGTTTCATCTGCCGTTTTTTCATCAGTTGCACATGTTTTATAGTTATTATAACATACTGATTTAAATAAAAATTTATATATTAATAAATGAATAAAACTACAAGTAAATATTATTGTTATTAATGTTATTAATGTAAATTTAGGATCAATATCTTTAATATTACCATTTAATATATAATATTTGGCAAATATTGTTGAATAAATAAAATATAATAAATATATTATTATATATCCTAAAATTATGTAAAGTATATATAAATTAGTATTAAATACTGATAATGCTGTTAATTGTTCATTTAAAACATTCAAAACATCATAACTATAATCTGTTTTTGTGCATCTTATAATATTTTGTACTTTATAACTTAATGTATCACTATGTGTTAATCCTGTATTGTAAAATAAATAAATTATATTTGCTATTATTTTTATTAATAAAAGTATTAAATTATAAATTGATATTAATAATACCATAATATAAATAATTATACATATTATGGTTAATCCAACTAAAAGTAATTTAAATATATATGCAACATTTATAAAATTTAATAAAATTTTTGACGTATTTATAATATTTTCATCCTTAAATTCAATATTATTCTCATTATATATATTTTTAATTTCATCATATTTCATTCTATTTACTGCAGCTGATTTATATTTTTTCATAATAATATGGTTGGTATTTGCCATACGTCTATAA